CGCTGAGCCAATTATCAACCACCTACTATTACTTAGGATAGAGGACGCCCTTGGCTGTAGTGATCCAAGTCTTGCGCTCCATCACGGCGGACAGAGCAAAGATCGCTGACCACTTGATGTAGAGGTCAGGCGAGCCCTTGTCCGCCATGTAGCGCGCAAAACTGTCAATAAAGTTACGGCAAAGGCGGGTCATTAAATGTCCGATAGTGAGAGTTGGAACGCGGTTTCTTCTCGCTTGCGATAGTCACCGCCCTTCCACTTTTTCAGCCCGTCTACATTCTCGTCAGAATGATAGCCCCAATTCCAGCCCACAGCGCAATCGGTAGGAACACAAAACTCACGGCCCTTAGCCAGTTTAATTTTCGTTGGTAGCGTCTCCATCGCCCACGGTATAATTTCATCCTCATCGGCTTCTCGATATTGGAAGAGTATACTATCATGGACTTGGACCAGGAGCTGTACCCGATCGGCGCGCCAGAGTTTAAGTATTCCATTGTTGATCTCGTCCCCTGTCATGGATTGTGGGTTGTTGGCCACGGCTTCGCGCAACGTGGTCTTTTCAGTAGGCCGGCCGAAGATAAACCTACGCCTACCAAACGGTGTTTGTATAAAGCCCTGGTGCTTGACCTGCCATGCCACATTCTCGTGCCACGCAGGGATGCAAGGGAAGGCGGCGAAGTAATTGGCCTGGAACTCTTTAACCATGGCGACGGGGAGTTTACTGTGCTTCGCCATAGTTGGTGGCTCGCCCATGAAGTTGCTGCCGTGGCCGAGCTTCTTGGTTAGGTCGCGGTGGGTCAGGTGGCGGTAGGCGATTTCATCCGCCACTTGCCGATCTGTCTTTCCATCAACTCCCCAGGGGAGATTTGGGTTGGACATTTTCAGGACGTTGGTGTGAAGATCTCCGCTCTCGCAGAAATCAAGATACTTTCCAGCACTAGACTCGTCCCAGTCTGGGTGTCCGACAAAAGTATTCCAGCATATAGCTCCAACATTTCTTGCGTCAGCTTGTTCAAGATCAAGATTTGCGAACTTATATCCTGGGTCGGCAACGAACACGGATCGGAGGGCGGCGTTGACATTTTGCAGGTTGCTCCCTGTGCCGAAGTCTGTCATCTCACTGGACCAGCGGCCGGTTACGGTACCAGCAATGTTGAACGAGGTGCGGAACCGGCCGTCTGAGTCAATGGGCGTTTCCAAGAAACCCACGGACTTACCCAAGTCTCTAAGTAATAGTAGGTGGTTGATAATTGGCTCAGCGATGAAATACATAGAGAGCTTCTCAAGGGCGTCCCTATCCGTGCTCGGTCCGTAACTGCCATCTTGCTTCCTCTTCTTCTGTACCGGCAAACCCATAACCCCATAGAGTAGGTCGTTGGTTTGCTTCGGGCTGCGCCAGTTAAAGTCTGCTACGCCTACACCCTCGCGGACGAGGACTAGGAGTTGCTGCTCAAGTTGGTCCAGCTTCCGCCGCATCTGGGCGATGACCTTGCGCCGCCGGTTCTTATTGACTAAGAGGCCGCGAAGGGACATCTCCAACACTGGTGCTTGAAGCGCCTTAGAGAACTCATACGTCTCTAGTGCGACAGGATCGCAGACCCCATGCAGCTCGTGAAAGATTTCCCGCGTTACACAACAGTCTAAACCGTTGTAGATCCAGTGTGTTTCGTCGTCATTAAGCTCGTCGAAGTTAAACTCCGCCGTGTTGATTATCTTCGCCACTCTCAAACCCCTCAATGTCAAAGTAAATCACAGGCTTACCCAGCTTCAGTGCATGGATTATTTCCTCCTGCACTCCGATGGATTTGTTCCAACCGTCCAACTGCAATACCCATAACTCATCCGCGAGAGATAGCATGTGTAAGTTGTACTCGGACCAGAAGGCGAAGTCGCCTAGAAATCCGTGCACCTTCGCAACTGGGTGGCAGTGGACGATAGGGGAAAAGGCATGGTGACCCTGGCCGAATAGGCGGGCCGTGGCCTCTAAGGTTTTCTCGTAGCGATACTCTATTTCGTGAGGATCGGCGTGGGTGTAAGGCGATGTAATGTAAATCATTTCAGTCCCCCAAAAATTTGCGTACCCGTTGCAGTTGCTTCTTACTCATCACTAACCTATGCGCCAGCTCCTCATCCGCAAGATCAGGGAAGGCAGCACGTAGGCGCTTGAACTGTTTCAAGTCCTCTTCCACGGAATTGCGGAGGTGAGCGTTCTGGATTTCAGCTTCTTCTAACCGCGAGCGTGGTGTTTTAGCTGGTAGCTGTTCAGTCATTGACAAAACTCCGAAGCAATTTATTCATGGCTTGTTCATGTCGTTCGTTCATATCCCAAACAGCTTCTATCTGATCTTGATTAAGAACGATCTCTAATGTTTGTTCTTTTCCCTCATCATCAACATACTGCCCATGAAGGATGGCTTTCACAAAATTGATCCATGCTATCTCAAACCATTCATTAGTCATGCTTCTTACCCTTCCTCATAAACTTCCAACTAGCTTCGTCTGTATAAAGAGTTGCTAAAAACCCACGACCTTTTTCCATTTCTGGTTGCCAAGCGTGATGAAGTAACATCGTGTCCTCTGCCGCTAGCGGCACTGGGATACCATACTTTTGCCACAGAAACTTTATGTCGTACATTCCGTTTTGGAATACCGAGGGCTTCATCGCACACCAGCGGCGAACGAAAGTCAACGATATTAGCTCATCGTCCCGTGTCCCCCAATAGTTGTTGGCTTGACCCTGGAACAGCGGAATTACAATAGCACTATCATCGCTGGGTGCGAAACCGATGCAAGTAATCTGGTCGCCTTTGGTTTCAATGTCGACGCTGAGTAACTCGCTAGGGACAATGTGCTGGTCCTCATACGCCTGCAGATCGTCGATTGTGGGGTAGAGCCAGATGTTACGAACAGGGCGGCTAATAGCTGGTGAGTGGCTCTCCCGCTTTGCCTTACCCAGGTCCGCAATGACAATAGGCCTGGAACTATAGTCGCGGCCGACCATTGCTGGGTGGTAGGTCGGTAGAACCTTTTGAGTGAAGCCGAGTCGTGTAGATACGCGGGAGGATGTGGGGGCCACAGCCCCTCGGTATTGTTTAATCCCGCTGGTATCCAATAAAGCCCAGGCCGCAGTGGCTCCCAGTGCAACCAATACATTGGGGCGCTCACGGCGTACTTCGTCATAGAGGCGCTCCAAGTCTTTAGCGTAAGCGGCTTGTATAAACTGGCCGCGGGCGAGGGGCACCATGCCTGGGATCGCCTCGGCCTTGGTACCACAGAAGTTCTTAACGTCCCCGGCCTTGGGCCTGGTGCTAAACACATTGGTGACGTAGCACTCGCGGCGAGCAATACCGGCCTGTGAAAGCATCTGGTCTAGCATCCAGCCGGTAGTGCCGGAGAAGGGGACGCCGGTCTCTTCGTCGGAAGAGGAAGGCGCTTCGCCTACGAGCATTATGTCAACCACGGCGGGCGGCTACCTGTACCTTAAGCGCCTCAAGATTCTCAATCAACTGATCGATCGGAAAGTCAAACACAGTGTTCATGTTAAAGTCCTTGCTCACCGCCTTGACCGAGTTTTCTATCCGGTCCCACAGGCCCTTGCTCTCCATAAGGAACACTAGCTCAGGCACGACGCCGTAGGCTTTAGCGTTGTTCTCGAATAGTTCGGCTCTAGCCAGGCCCTTGCGCTTTGACATAATGTCCTCCGTTGATTTTGATAGTTCGGTTAAAAAGCCTGCAAGAAAAGTAGTTCCGTACAGCCCTACCATATCACCAACTCCAGTTTGCAACAGCGACTGCGTGGAACTCGGCGCTAAGTTCAAGCCCAAGTACTGTGCTCGCACCAAGGGCAGTAGCTGTTCGCAACGAGTTTCCAGATCCGCAGGTGGGGTCAAGAACGACGGAGTATTCATCACAAAACATACTCATAAAGTGCGTTAGCACAGGGATGGGTTTTTCAGAAATATGAATGGCTGAGTCGCGTGAGCCGGGGAAGGCGAAGGAGTTGCTGCGGCACCCGGCCTGCGTAAGTTTCCTGTCCCCACGCGAGCAAACCAGCGCGGTTTCATATGTGCGGCGGGGCCAGCGCTGAGGGTCTGGTGCGATCCCGGTGTTGTCGCTCTTGTGCCAGATGAGGGGGAAGGGATTGACGGTCCAACCCATGCGGGTGAGGGCCTCCACGGTATCGGCGTAGTAGTCCATGCTGAACCAGAAGATTAGGTGGGCTGAATCTGCAACCACGTTAGACATACCACGAGCAAGCCTATCAAGTAGGCTCCAATAAATATCTTCACCGTCCTCATAGTGATCTGCGAGCGCAGCGTTTTGGCGGGGAGAATTTGCAACATTAATACCGTAAGGAAAGTCGCAGTGTAGAAGGTTAAACCGAGGGCCATCGTAGGACTCCTGCCACTGGTGGAAGTTGGCGCAAAGGAGCGGGGCCGGTGCAACCACCTCTTCAAGTACATCAACCCCAGCCTCAACAATCACGTCGTGCAGGGTGATGCCGATGTTCTCCAATGCGCTGGCTTTGCGCCGCTCGGTGGAGCGGGAGACGAGGTTGAATGCTGCGGCAAACTTATCCGCGCCGGCCACACGCTCGTTACCGAGTTCTTTAGCCACTGCTAGCTTACGCGCTACGCTCTGCTGCGACAGCCCCATTGCGTCGGCGGTTTTCTCTTGCGACCAATCGGCCTCGTTGGCGGAGCGTAGGGCGTGGAACTTTTCCAGCGCCGCACACTCTTCCTGCCACGTGAGATCCTTCCGCTTTACGTTTTCTTCGAACTCGATGCACTGGAGTTCGTACTCGGTAAGTTCCGTGGTGTACTGAACAGGTATAGAGGTCCAGCCAAGAAGGCGAACGGCAGTAAGACGACGCTCACCAGCAACAAGTACATTATCAGGGGTAAGCACAATGGGATTAATAAGCCCCAAACGAGCAATCGACTCTGCCAGTTCTTCAACATTGCCTAAGTCCTTCCGCTGGCGATCGGGGTTAATGAATATGGAAGAGGGGGAGAGGGAATGGAAACGACCGGAGGTCATTACAGTGACTCCACTAGGGATACGGGGACGGGGATAACGGCGAGGGAGTATTTGGTTTTGCCTAGCTTAGCTCGGGATAGGGCTTGAGCCTCAGGGAAGGTTGCGGCCTCGGTGAGGTCGGAAGTATAGGTGGACTGGACGGATACCCAGCCTTGCATCTTGACGGAATAAAGATAATACATATGTGGTTCCCTTTGCTGAGTGTAGCACTGGATTTCTGCATTGACCTGCAAGCATCCAGTGAGGGGGATTGAGAGCGCTCACAATTACCAGCCAGCGCTACACTAAGGAAAGGGGCGGGGCGAGTGCCGGGGTTAAGAACACTCGCCCCTAAGGTTTTATTCTACCGGCGCGGTACGGCCGATTTCAGCCTGGAAGTCGCCTTCCGTGCGGCTGTCTGGCTTCCAGCGGATAGTGCCGAGGAATTCGCCGTTGACCGACTTGTTCAGGGCCTGACCGAAAGTGTCGCCCGGTTCAGCGCACTGCACATGGTTCTCAAAGAACGTCCGTGCCCGGTACTCGGACTTGGCAAATTCCACCTCATCACTCTTGTTGAACATGAAGCGGACCTGCATGAGGATCGAGGTGACTTCCCCCTTGTAGTCGTCCAGTTCCACGTCGTCCAGGGCCTCCACCGCCCGGCAGGTGATGGTA